TGGCTGGATCTCTTCGGAGTTGGGTTCACTATTGCCAGTTACGTAGAGAAAATGGGACGCAGAAAGAGCACATGGTTGTTGCTAATAAGTGCTGGGATATTATTCGTCAGCATTTTCCTGATATAGCGGAGGCTGTAGATGGAGGGTAAAAAGTACGATGGAGAGAAGCCAAGAATGTATTTGCTTCCTCCAAAAGCACTAACAGAAGTCGCTAAAGTACTAACCTTTGGCGCAAACAAATACGATGAACATAATTGGAAGAAGCTAGACAATCTTCAAAATCGGTATACTGGAGCCGCACTCCGACATATCTTTGCTCATATGGACGGAGAGGAACTAGATCCCGAAACTGGACTAGATCACTTAGCTCATGCACTTTGTTGCTTATTATTTAAATTAGAGGCAAAATTACAAAATGGCAAGAGTAAAGAAGAAGGACTACGAGAACCTATCGTCAACGAATATTCAGAAAGTAATTGGGCTACTTTCTCCCAAGGATGGGACAGCTCCAATTTCCAAAAAGGAAGCCTGCGAGATATTGAATATAGCATACAATACAACTCGCCTTCAGAAGATAATTGATGATTATCATGAACGAAAAGAATATGTAAAGCTCCGCAAGAGTCAATTGCGCGGAAAGCCTGCTAGTCATGCAGAGATTTCAGAAGCAGTAGCGGGGTATCTACGGGGTGAGCCAATCAATGAGATTGCAGCAAGCCTCTATCGCTCTCCTGCATTTGTTAAGGCATTAATCGAGCGAGTCGGAGTACCGGAGCGAGTACCAAGCGATAGTATTGAATTTGACTATATTCCAGAAGAGTGCGTAGCTGAAGAGTTTTCTTCAGGTGAAATCGTTTGGTCGGCAAAGTACCACTGTGCTGCAATAGTTGAAAATGAAATATCAGTAAACTATCAAGCGGAGAAGATGGGGTACTCTGACGTAAACTATGAGAAAAAATACGGAAGTAAGTGCTATAGTATTTATGTACTTACAAAAACAGATGATGACGATGTATTCCAGAAAAGAAAGGCGGGTTTCTGTGCCTATGCGCTTGCGTATGATTTGGCAAAGCTCGAACATTTGAAAGAATATGGCGTAGACTTGAGCACAATTTAATGTTACCAATTGAAAAACTTCTTCTACAGATAGAAGAAAATAGCAAAGCAGAGAATCCTTGGAGAGCCTCTAAATTTTTTCTGTGGCAAGAGCTTGCAGCAAAAAGTAAGGGAACTATGGGAGAGCTTCTAGTATCTTATGAGCTAGAGGCTCTCGGTATAGAGGTAGCTCCTATGGGACACCAGCAAAGCATAGATCTACACGATGTAACTAATAATATAAAAATAGAAGTCAAAACCTCTTTTGCAAAAAGAGAGAAGGGTATATGTATTCGAGATCTATTTTTATGGCAGCATATACAGGTTGATAAACCCTGGGATATTATTGCATTAATTGGAATAAATCCAGAACTAGAGGATCTTTCTAGGGCACGAAGAGGCTGGAGAGAGGAGTTAGAAGCAGTAAATATTCTTTATATTGGAAGAAAGGATATGGAGGATATAATAGCAAACGGGTACTTAACAAGCCAGTCCGGAGGAAAGGGAAGTACTAATGATGATGCTACTATATCGAATCAATGGTTTAGATACATAGAATACGGAAAAAACCATAAAAATTATCTTGACGTATGTAAAAATAATTCTTGACAACAAGTGGTATATGTTGGTATAATATACGCTCAAATGATGAAGGAAAGCAATGGGCGAACGATTTTATCAGCAACAACTAGCAGCGACAGGCAATTGTCCTGGAGCAACAATTTCACAAACTAAAAGGAAACGCAAAATGGCATGGACTGACGAGAAAAAAGCAGAAGTAATTGAAGCATACGAGAGTGCAGACCCTACTCCCGAAAACTCAATGGAAATCGTCAAAGAAATCGCAGAGCAGTTTGAAGAATCACCAAACGGTGTACGTATGATTCTGACTAAAGCTGGCGTATATGTTAAGAAAACTCCTGCAGCAGGAGCTTCCAAGTCTTCAGGCTCTACAGGCGGCGGTACTCGTGTATCAAAAGCAGCCGCAGTAGAAGCACTCACCGCAGCTATTTCAGATGCAGGTCAGGAAGTTGATGAAGAAATTCTAAGCAAACTGACAGGTAAAGCTGCTCAATACTTTACTACGGTAATTACAGCAATCAATAATTAGTTTTAACAACACCCCTCACGCCTCTTAACAATGCGCACCATGAGGGGTTACTTTTCCACAGCTCCAGGAAAGACAGCACAGTAGAAGATTCTGCTAACCTGCTTATAAGGAGCAACTGTGAAAAAAGAAGAACTAGCACAGGTTGTTGAAGAATATGGCGATGCCGTAATCACTTATCGTAGTGAGAATAGTAAAAAACTAAAGTACAATGTTTGTACATTGGATTTTAGTACGCCTTATATTCAGCAAAAAAAGAATCGGGCAGTCGAATCAGATGACACTATTTTGTTATTTTGTTGGGACACTGATTCTTATAGGCTTCTAAAGCCAAAAAATGTCACAAGTGTAATTCCACTATCTTCTGTATTAAAAAATGATCCAGGAGGCCGCTAGTGGAGCTTTATGAAGCACCAGAGGTGTACGAAAAAGTAATACACTATGACGAGCAGAAAGAAGTACAGGTACGTCTAACTATTAATACCTTTCGTGGTATTGAGTATCTTCATTTACGCAAGTATTATCTTGATTTTGAAGAAGAGTGGAAGCCTACTCCAGAAGGTATAGCAATGCCCCTGGACTTTGATAACTCTCGTAATCTGTTCTCTGGACTAATCGAAATACTTTCTCTCGCAGAAAGTAAAGAGATTATAGAGGAGCATTTTGAAGATTTATTAAAAGAGCTTTACTTAAAATAGTTCTTGACTTTTCTTGCTTCTTTCTGTATAATATGTATTCATTGAGTGGGAGAGTGTATGATAGATTTTTTACAACGTGCAGCTGATATGTATTATCAAGGTACTCCGATTATTTCGGATGCTGAGTTTGATGCTTTAGCTGATAGATATGCTTTCAAAGATGTGGGTCACCGCATTACTGATGGTATTCCACACTTGTATAAAATGTATTCATTGCAGAAGTGTTTTGACATTAATGAAGCTCCTCTGGAGTTGAATTCTTGTGTTATAACACCAAAGCTCGATGGTGCAGCAGTGTCAATTCTTTATGTAAATGGAGAACTGGCACTTGCACTTACTCGTGGAGACGGTAATATCGGTCGTGATATTACTGACAAGATTGCTACGCTAGTGCCTACTAGTATCAATATTCTTGGTACTGTTCAGATTACTGGCGAAGTAGTTTGTCCATCACGCGTTCCCAATGCTCGAAATGTCGCAGCGGGGTCATTAAACTTGAAAGACTTTGACGAGTTTCATGCTCGCCCACTGACTTTCGTAGCTTACGATATTCAAGGAGCCGACTACGGCACTTGGACTTCGGCCATGAATGTGTTGTCACAGCAGGGTTTCTCTGTTGTAACTTCCTTTGATGCTTCGGAGTATCCAACCGATGGTTTGGTATATCGAATTGACTCCTATGCGGCTTTTCAGCATATGGGATATACTGCTCACCATCCACGCGGCGCATTTGCTCTGAAAGAGCAGAAAGCTGGCGTAGTTACTAAATTACTCGGCGTGGAATGGCAAGTAGGTAAAAGCGGCGTAGTGAGCCCTGTAGCAATACTTGAACCAGTTCTGGTTGGAGATGCTACAGTATCTCGTGCAACGCTTCACAATATTGAATACATACAAAATCTGAATCTGGAGATTGGATGTATGGTGGAAATTATTAGGAGCGGGGAGATTATACCTCGAATTTTAAGACGTGTATCTGAATAGGTATACCATTAAAAAAATAGTTCTTGACTTTTACCTTAATTTTTCATATAATATACATTCAAATTCAGAGGAACGATAAATGACTGCAATCCAAGCCCCAACACACTGCCCCAGCTGTGAGTCGGAACTTGTATGGGTCAATCACCTTCTGTACTGTAAAAGCGCGTCCTGCGGTTCACAGTCACAGAAAAAACTGGAGCACTTTGCAAAGACTCTCAAAATTAAGGGTCTTGGCCCAAGTTCTATTCAGAAACTGGGTATTTCCGATATAGATCAGATCTATGCTCTGTCTGTAGAAGAAATTGCAGAGTGCCTCTCTTCTGAAAAACTCGCAGAGAAACTCTACGCAGAGATTCTGAATTCCATTTCAGCACCTCTTAACTTAGTGTTGCCTGCATTTAGTATTCCGTTGATTGGGAAAACAGCCACTGAAAAGCTCTCAAAAGTTTGTAATGACATTACAGATATAACCGAAGAAACTTGTGAGAAAGCAGGGCTCGGCCCCAAAGCAACAGAAAACCTACTCAATTGGTTAGCTACGGAGTTTTACTCCTTCTATGACGGGCTTCTACCATTTGATTTAAAGTTTGCTAAAACTGCTAGTGTTGCATCTACAGGAACTGTATGTATTAGCGGCAAATTGAAGAGCTTCAAAACAAAAGCCGAAGCTACTACAGCTCTAAAAGCCAAGGGCTTTGATGTAAAGAGTAGTTTAACAAAAGATGTGACGATTTTAATCAACGAGAGTGGTATTGAATCGTCCAAAACACAAAAAGCCAGAGAGTCTGGCGTAACTATAGTTACTAATTTAATTCAATTCTTGGAGAATTTATAATGGCATTACCAAAGTGGACTGAAGAGCGCACAGCTGCTCTTACCTCATTCGTAGGCGATGAGTCGCCTATCTCTCAAGCAACTGTAGCAGAAGCTGCAGACCAACTTGAGACTTCTACTCGCTCAGTTTCTAGCAAATTGCGAAAAATGGGCTATGAAGTAGAACTCGCTTCTACTGCTGGAGGTAAAGGTTTTACCGAAGCACAGGAAGCAACCTTGGCTTCTTTTGTCTCTGACAACAGTGGTCAATATACTTACGCTCAAATTGCTGAGCACTTTGAAGGCGGCGCATTCTCTGCGAAGCAAATCCAAGGTAAGATTCTTTCTATGGAACTTACTGGCCATGTAGCCCCTGCTCCTAAAACAGAAGCAGTACGTACTTACAGCGAAGCTGAAGAAGCTCAGTTTGTAAAAATGGTTAAGGATGGAGCTTTCGTAGAGCAGATCGCTGAAGCAATGGGTCGCTCTGTAAATTCTGTTCGTGGTAAAGCGTTGAGCTTGCTTCGTTCGGGCGATATTGATGCGATTCCTCGTCAAGAGCACACTAAAGGCTCCGACAAGTCAGATCCTTTGGAAGGCGTAGATGTACCGTCTATGACTGTAGAAGCTATCGCTGAAGCTATTGGCAAAACTGCTCGCGGTGTTAAAACCATGCTAACTCGTCGTGGCTTATCTGCCGCTGACTATGATGGTGCGGCAAAAGCAGCTAAAGCTGCTCAGTAAGAAATTTACGTAAGTAATACGTCCCACGCCTCTGCCTAGTGTACGCGTGGGATTTCATGTTCGGGGGAACTTTTGAATATAGCAAGTGCTTTGATAAAGCAGGTACTATCTCTACGCGACTTTGAAACGTGGAGTTACTTGCGCAAAGAATATCTGCCTGTAGAGTATCACACTCTGCACAAGATAATCGACAAGCACTGCGAAAAATATCATGAGCTTCCCACGTTCGATGATCTCAAGCTCGAAATTCGACATGCACAGACTCAAGAAAAAGTTTTTGCAATCGAAGCAGTAGATATTGACATTGATGCTTTTACCCTACTGCAGTATCTTAAAAATGAGTATACTCAACGAGAGATACTAAACTCGCTTGAAGATTATATTGATAATTCTGTTCTGTTTGCAGACGCAGAAGAATCAGTAGGTCAATTACATCAGATTGTCCTAGACATTGAAGATAAAGTTGATCTAGAAGTTCCTACAGAGAGTATGCAACGTATTACTCTGTTTGAGCCAGAGGAAGAGATTGGTAAGTACGTTGGTCTCGGTTTGAATACCGAGTACGATCACGAGATCAAGTTCTCCCCCCGAGACTTGGTACTTGTGGGAGGTCGCCGAGGTGCTGGTAAATCTCTGACTTGTGCAAACATTGCTAACAGTGTGTTTGAGTCTGGTCGTTCGGCTATTTACTTTACTATTGAGATGGATAGCCGATCGATCCTTCAACGTATTTGTTCGATTGCTACAGGAGTACCTTACTCTCGTTTGCGCACTAAAAATCTTAGTGTTACTGAGTGGGAAAAAGTTGCTGGATGGTGGGCTAACCGCTTTCAGCAGGGCCAAGAGCGTTTAAAAGAATACCGAGAGCACAGAAACTTTGAAGAGTTCCATCATAATTTAACTACCAAGCATGAGCTTCTCCCGACTCAACAGCTTGATGTTATTTATGATCCTAGTTTAACTCTTGCGAAGATTCGTGCAGAATTGGATAAGAAAGTTAAGACTATCAATCCAGGTATTATTATTGTTGACTATATCAACCAGGTTAAACGCTCTAACCTACCTTCTCGCGGAGGACAGTATGATTGGACTGAACAGATCGAAGTTAGTAAAGCACTAAAGGCTATGGCACAGGAGTACGAATGTACTATCTTCTCGCCATACCAAACTGACGCTACTGGCGAAGCACGTTTCGCAAAGGGTATTCTTGATGCAGCTGACGCGGCTTACGCGCTAGAGACCTGGGATCAAGAAGACGCTTGCATGACATTTAATTGTGTTAAAATGCGCTCTGCCAGTATGCGCTCTTTCACCTCTACTGTAGACTGGGAAACTCTTAAGATTGGCCCTGATACAGCACTGACGCCGAAAGAAAAAGAGTCATCGTCACATAAAACCGGCGAAGAAATAGATGACCTTTAATAAAAATAGTTCTTGACACTCTCATCATTTTTGGGTATAATATATGTTCTGAAAGTGATGGGAGTATTTTTTTATGGGAATGTTTTACGGTAGTCTTAGTCATACTTATTCTGGTCGCAAGAAAAAGCAGCAGCGGGGTCGTAAAAATACTTACAAGCCTGCGTTTCGCCCTCTACAATCTACAGATACTTATCGTAGAGAGACACCAGAGTACAAATCTGCAGAAATTACTACAGCAGTTACACATAAAGTAGAAGAAGATTTTCGTAAAACAGTATCACAAAAATATACAGTCGCACCTGCCTATAACAAGGGTGCATATCAAGTAATCAGCAGAGAAAACGTAAAGGATATTGGAAGATGAAGGAACAGCTCAACATTAAAATTCAGGGATACTTTGATATACTCGAAGCCGCCCTTGAAGTAGAAGATGTAGAAAAAGCTGAGATATTTATTGGAAAATTGTCAAAGTATTTTCATTTATTTGATGACGAGTTGACAGATTACTACCAATATGCACAAGACGTTGTAGACTCATACTGGGCAGAAGACTCCTACTATGAAGAACCTACAGAATTAGATGAATGGCTTGATTTTGATCCGGACTGTTAATGAACGTAGAAGATTTATTACGAAGCAAAGACATAAAGTATATACCAAAGGGAGCAGATTTTGTAATTAGCTGCCTTAATCCTGAACACCCTGATCGTAATCCAAGTATGCGAGTAGATCAGGTTACTGGCATTTTTAACTGTTTTTCCTGCGAATTTAAAGGCAATCTGTTTACGCACTTTGGGGAAAAGGCAAACCAACTACAATTACGCAGACAGTTATTGAAGAAGAAAATTGGAGAGAAACGTGCCGAAAGTATTGGTTTGTCTTTTCCCGAAGGTGTGCTACCTTATGTAGGAAACTGGAGAGAAATTCGCCCAGAGACTTACAAAAACTTTGAAGCGTTTATTCATACCGGAAAAGAGTATATCAGTCGTATTAACTTTCCTATTCGAGATCGAACTGGAAAAATACGAGCATTTGTAGGCAGACATACTTCAGCGGGTATTCCAAAGTACTTAAATAGCCCTCCAGGTGCAAAACTGCCTCTTTACCCAACAGTACAGCCCTATCAAGGCTCAATTATTCTAGTAGAAGGTATATTTGATATGCTCAATCTACACGATAAAGGGCTTGAGAATGTTATGTGCTGTTTTGGAGTAAAAAATGTAGACGAAGAAAAGCTCAGTATTCTTGCAATGCAGGGCGCGGATAATATAGATATATTTTTAGATAATGATGAAGCAGGGCAGAAAGGCTCTGAAAGAATTAAAGAACTGTGCGAGAAAGTTGGTCTCACTAGCCGAACCATCAAGTTTGGAAACAAACAGCAAGATGCCGGTGCACTTACAAAAACTCAAGTACAAAAACTGAAAGGAAAATTATATGGCTAGAGTAGCCTTAGTAGAAACAAAACCAAGTAAAACCGATTTCAAATCAGAGTTTGATCGAGCCTTTGAGTTTGATCGCTTTGCCCTATGCTCAGACCCAAATATTAAAAAAGTTTTAAAACGAGACTGCGATATTACTATGAATCCAGACGAGTATGACTGGGTTATTCTTGTAGGGTCTGACGCTCTTAAATACTATACAAAAATTAATTCAGTAACAGAATATTCTGGCAAGCGTGTAGAAGGTAAGTTTTTACCTGTAATTAATCCAGCAATGCTTGCTTTTAAACCAGAAGCCAAAAATACATGGGATGCTTCAAAAGAAAGCATTATTAACTATATTTCAGGAGATTTTGAAGAGGTAGTAATCAATGAATCAATCGCTTTTGGAATTCAAGATTCAGAATCCTGTAATCAATTTATACGAGATGCTATTGATGCCCCTAAGTCCTACGTTGCTCTTGACTCAGAGACTACAGGACTATATCCTCGTGATGGGTATATGCTTGGTATCTCTTTAGCCTATGACGGTAAGAAAGGAGCCTACATTGACACGGACTGCTTTAATGAAGAGACGGAATCTCTGCTCCAAGAGCTTTTCACCAAGAAAACAGTTATCTTTCATAATGCCAAGTTCGATATGGCATTTTTTGAGTATCATTTTGGTTTCAAGTTCCCCGTATTTGAAGACACTATGCTCCTTCATTATCTTATAGATGAAAATCCAGGTACTCATGGCTTAAAGCAGCTAACCATGAAGTACACTAAGTACGGTGATTACGAGAAGCCAATGTACGACTGGATTGCTCAGTATAAGAAAGATCATGGCCTTACAAAAGATCAGTTTACTTGGGATATGATTCCTTTTGACATTATGCAAACCTACGCAGGAATGGATGCCTTGTGTACGTTTTTACTTTATGAAAAATTTGTAAAAATTAAGCAAAACAAAAAACTTTGCTGGGTTTATGATAATATTCTTATTCCTGGCACAAGATTTTTAACTAATATTCAAGACAACGGAGTACCTTTTGATAGAGAAAGACTTTTGTGTGCTCAAGAGATCATGCAGAATCATATTGACACAGCAATTAAAGAATTGTATAAAAATCCAGCTATCAATAGGTTTGAGGAGATAAATGGAAAGCCTTTCAATCCTAATAGTACTGTTCAGTTGCGTCAGCTTATGTTCGATTTTTTGGGCCTCAAGCCAACTGGTAAGAAAACTGGAACAGGCGCAGATTCTACAGATGCGGAAGTTCTCAAAGAGCTTGCAGAGCAGTCAGATGTGCCAGGACTCATCCTTGACATTCGCCAGAAGTCAAAGATTAAAAATACTTATTTGGACAAGATCATACCACAGTTGGATAGAGATTCTCGGCTACGCACGGGTTTTAACCTACATGGCACTACTAGTGGCCGTCTGTCTTCTAGTGGTAAACTAAACATGCAGCAGTTGCCTCGGGATAATCCAGCAGTAAAAGGATGTATTAAAGCAGCTCCAGGACATAAGATCGTTGCAATGGACTTAACAACAGCAGAAGTATATGTTGCAGCAGTTCTAGCAAAAGATACGGCACTAATGGACGTATTTAGTAGCGGAGGGAACTTTCACTCTACTATTGCACACAAAGTATTTAAACTTCCCTGTGCTGTAGAAGAAGTTTCTGAACTCTACCCAACACAGAGACAGGCTGCAAAAGCCGTAACCTTTGGTATTATGTACGGAGCTGGCCCAGCAAAGATCAGTGAGCAAGTAACAAAAGATAGTGGAAAATTCTTTTCCAAGAATGAGGCTCAACAAGTTATTAATGAATACTTTAAAGAGTTCCATAAACTAAGAAAGTGGATTGATGAAAATCAAAAATTTATTGAACAAAATGGGTTTATTTATTCATCGTTTGGCAGGAAGCGTAGGCTACCAAACGTTAATTCCTCTGATGCCGGTATCAAAAGCCATAGCATTAGGTCTGGTCTTAACTTTTTGGTGCAGTCTACTGCTAGCGATATTAACCTTTTAGGTGCAATTGATATGGAGGCATACATTCGAGCAAACAAAATGAAGTCTCGTATTTTTGCCCTTGTACATGACTCGATTCTAGCAGAAGTACCTAATGATGAAGTAGACCATTATATGGAAAAGCTTCAGCACTTTGTTCAAATGGATAGAGGATGCAGTATTCCAGGAACTCCAATTGGTTGTGATTTTGAGATAGTACACGAAGACTACTCAAACGGAAAATTTGAAAAAATGTATGGTAATTACGTACAAGACCTTAGATAAAGTAAGATTTCCAGTGTATATTCTTCCATCAGGAAACTGGGACAAAGCAGACGGTCTGCTCTTTCTTGATGGAGAATTAGTAGATGATAAGAATATGCCTGGAGATACTTTAGGTGTTCGTAGAATACAAACACCTTATAAAGAGTTAATGCCTTTAAGAAGACAGCTGATAAGTCCTCAAGGTATCTTAAAACAAAAATCAAAAACTTTTATAGATAGTAATGGAACTCCGTTTATCTACGAAAAAACAAAAGTATGTAAACTTTCATACTACAAAATAAAGAAGGTTGAACGAAAAGAAGTTGCATCTATTTTATGGTTAAAAGGAGTAAATTTTCCTTTTACCGTTCCGCGTCCTCCCGAGGATGGTATGACTTGGGCGGGCGTTTTACATTTCCACGGACTTCCGTGGATGTTATACGAGTACTCAGAAAATAAAAAACCTGACACTCGAAGAAAAATATAAGAGGTATTATGGCTAAGCGTTCAAAAACACTAGCTGGAGCTAATTTAGATCTACAACCAATCGAACCATTAACTCAGAATCAATTAAAAGCATTTGAAAGTGAAAAGCACTTAGTTCTTCACGGGGTCGCAGGAACTGGAAAAACCTATATTTCTTGCTACCTTGCATTTGATGATATGGTAAAGGGGTACTATGATAAGTTAGTTATTATTCGGAGTGCCGTCTCTACACGAGATATTGGATTTCTTCCAGGAAACGAGTCTGAGAAGGCTTCTGTTTACGAAGAACCTTATAAAGATATTTGTATTGAGTTATTCCAAAGAGGCGACGCCTACAGTCTTTTAAAGGCTAAAGGCTTAGTTCATTTTATGACTACTTCTTTTATTCGCGGAGTAACTCTCAGAAATGCTACGATTATAGTAGACGAGTGTCAGAACATGTCATTCCATGAGCTAGACTCTATTATTACCAGAATCGGAGAAGGATGCAGAGTAATTTTTTGTGGAGACTTCCGACAGGCAGATCTTGCAAAAAATGGGCTACGAGACTTTATTCGAGTATTAAAAGCAATGGATTCTTTCGATCTAATAGACTTTGAAATAAAAGATATTGTTCGAAGTGAGTTTGTAAAAGAATATATTATCGCCAAAACGGATCTTGGATTTTGAAAGCAGTCATAAGTAACAGAATTTATCTTGAATGCACGAGAGAGTATAGGGAGTTTTTGTCTAAAGAACTTACCTATACAATACCGGCGCGGGGTCCCAACGAAGCGCCACAGGTTATTAAAAATATGCAACGTGTTCGAGAGAATTTGGTTACTATACCTATCGGAAGAATGGATCTAATTCCTGATGACTACGAAATAGTAGATAAACGTATTCATGTGCCAGTAGACTTTCCTCAGTTTAAGTTCCCTCTCCGAGAAAGCCAACAAGCGGTATATGACGAACTCGATGATAATTGTATTATTAACGCTTGGGTCAGTTGGGGCAAAACTTTTACAGGTTTAGCAATCGCAGGAAAGCTTGGGCAGAAAACACTTGTTGTAACTCATACAACTTCACTGAGAGATCAGTGGGCAAAAGAAGTGCAAAAAGTCTATGGAATTACGCCTGGTATTATAGGAAGCGGTAAATTTAATATTGATGCTCCAATCGTAATTGGGAATACTCAGACTTTATACCGTAATATTCCGAAGATAAGAAAAGAGTTTGGAACTATTATACTCGATGAAATGCATCACGTATCTAGCCCTACTTTTTCTAAAATTTTAGATACAAATTACTGTAGATATAAGATCGGATTATCAGGCACTGTAGAAAGAAAAGACGGCAAACATGTCGTGTTTAAAGATTACTTTAGTAGTAAACTTTTTAAACCGCCCCGAGAAAACTTTATGACTCCTACAATCGAGATACTTCGTTCAGAAGTGCGATTTATGGATGGTGCGAGCGTTCCTTGGGCGAAACGAATCAATGCGCTAGCAAATAATGACGAATATCGTCACACAGTAGCCATGCTTGCAGCGGCCTACGCCGCAAAAGGGCACAAGGTACTTGTGGTGTCAGATCGAGTTCACTTTTTGAAAAGCTGCGCCGAACTGACAGGTGAAAAAGCCGTGTGTGTTACAGGCGAGGTCGCGCACGAGGAAAGAGAAAAGCTTGTGAATGAAATACTCTACGGAGATAAGAATGTTCTTTACGGAACGCAAGCAATTTTCAGCGAAGGTATAAGCGTAAATAGCCTTAGCTGCCTAATACTAGGCACCCCTATCAATAACGAGCCTCTTCTCACTCAGCTAATTGGCCGAGTTATACGTAAGCAAGAAGGCAAGCGAGACCCAGTAGTAATTGACATACATTTAAAAGGCAAAACAGCACAGAGACAGGCTTCTAACAGAATGGGATATTATATGAAACAAGGCTATCAAATACGACAGCTTTAAAAAAATATTTCTTGACATTAATTGAATTTTTTGGTATAATATATGCTCTTGTATGATTGGAAGAAGATATTTGAACTGACGGAAGGAACTCCTTCGGACATAGTTCTTGTGTTGCGAATGATGACTGAAAGTCTTATTCCAAAGAATAAATATGATCCGATATATAAGTACTATCTCAAAGACTTTATAGGTAGTTCTTTTATCGCCCATCCAGATGTTTTACTTTTTAATCGCTACAAGCACACAAACAGTGAAATTGCACAGTATATGGCATTAGCCTCTTTGAGATCTCTTGCTGATTACTATGCAAATCACACTGTTACACTAGACTTACTTCACTGTCCAGTGGAGAGAGAACTTTTTAACAACAACAGTCTACTTCATATTGACGAAGATGATAAATTACATTTTCTATATGAAGAAGTCCCTACGGAGAAACACTAATATGGCACTATCATTTAACAAATCAAAGGGCGCTGCCCAAAAATCTTCGATCAACACCTACGCTTATCAAGAAGGAGACAACTCAGTTCGCTTAGTTGGTGATATTCTTGCGCGTTACGTTTACTGGATTGAAGGTAAAAACGGTAAGAACATTCCCTTTGAGTGCTTATCTTTTGACCGCAATGAAGAGCGTTTTAATAACCTAGAGAAAGATTGGGTTCGTGAATACTACCCAGACTTAAAATGCGGTTGGAGCTACGCAATGCAGTGCATTCATAACGGCGAAATCAAAGTACTTAACCTGAAGAAAAAATTATTCGAGCAAATTCTTACAGCTGCTGAAGATCTTGGTGATCCTACAGATCCAGAAACTGGCTGGGATGTAAAATTTAAGCGAGTAAAAACTGGCCCACTAGCCTACAATGTAGAGTACCAGTTGCAAGTACTAAAATGCAAACCTCGCGCATTAGACGATGATGAGATGGAGCTTGTAGCTAATCTTAAGTCTATGGATGATGTTATGCCGCGTCCTACGCCAGATGCACAGAAAAAATTGCTTGACGAGATTCGTGAAGAATCTGCAGGTGATATTGATGAAGAAGCCCTTGAAGAAGAGTTTAACATCGGATGATTCTGTTTACAGCAGACTGGCACATAAAACTGGGACAGAAAAATGTCCCAGTTGCTTGGGCATTAAATCGCTATAATCTATTTTTTGAGCAGATCTACGAGCTAGAGAAGCAGTGCAATATGCATATTATAGGTGGCGATTTATTTGACCGGCTTCCGAATATGGAAGAGTTAGAGCTTTATTTTTCGTTTATTCGAAGAGTAAAGATTCCAACAATTATATTCGATGGTAATCATGAAGCAACAAAAAAGAATAAAACCTTCTTTACGCAATTAAAGCAGGTTTCTCGGGATATTAATCCCTTGATACAAGTAGTAGATATTTCATTTATTGATGAAGATTTTGGATTTGGTATACTACCTTATGCAGACTTGCATAAGAAAGGCAGCATAGAACACTTTGATACTAGCAAGCCTTTATTTACTCATGTTCGTGGCGAAATTCCTCCACACGTCAAGCCAGAGGTGGACTTAGATAGGTTTGAGGATTTTCCTGTAGTTTTTGCAGGAGACCTTCATGCACATAGTAATACACAGCGTAATATCGTATATCCAGGAAGCCCTATGACTACTTCATTTCACCGAAATGAGGTCTCAACGGGGTATCTACTAATCAATCCAAACGATTGGAGTTGGAGATGGGATCCTTTTGATCTTCCTCAGCTAATTCGTAAAACTGTACGAAGTACTACAGAGATGATACCTACAGAGTACCATCACACAATCTACGAAATAGAAGGAGATATTCAAGAACTTGCAGAGGTAAAAAATAGCGAGCTTCTTGATAAAAAAGTAGTAAGACGAAGTTCAGAAGCTACTTTAGTGATTGAAAAGGATATGAGTATTCAAGAAGAGTTAGCAGAGTATTTAACTTATATTCTTGAAATAAACGAAGAGAAAATACCTGAGATTATAGGATTATTTAATGATTACGCTTCAAAAGTTGAAATGGAGTAACTGTTTTAGCTATGGTGCGGATAATGAGCTAGACCTCACAGAGAGTACCCTAACTCAGATAATCGGAACTAACGGTATGGGCAAGTCGTCTATACCGTTAATTATTGAAGAAGCACTATACAACAAGAACTCTAAAGGAATTAAGAAAGCAGATATACCAAATCGTTATGTAAATAATGGATATAGTATTTTTCTGTCTTTCTCAAAAGACCAAGATCAGTATGAAGTAATTATTGATCGTAAAAGCAGTATAAAACTTACTCTCACTAAAAATGGCGAAGATATTAGTAGTCATACTGCTACAAATACCTATAAGACTATACAAGAAATTATTGGTATTGACTTCAAGACATTTACTCAGCTAGTATATCAAAATACAAACACTAGCCTTCAGTTTTTAACTGCAACTGATACAAACCGTAAGAAGTTTTTAATTGATTTATTACATTTAGAAAACTATGTAAAATTATTTGAACTCTTTAAGGAAGAGAGCAGACAGAGTAACCTCAATCTTAGCTCTATTTCTTCTAAGATCTCAACGATTGAAAAATGGTTATCAGATAATAAATTGAGTGATACTACCATACTTCCTCCAGTAAAATTTACAATTAATACGGAAGATGACGAGAAAGAACTCCGTTCTCTTATGGTAGAAATTCAAAATATTTCTGAAAAAAATAAAAAAATCTCTACAAATAATACTTATAGAGATATGCTGAGTAAGATAAATCTACAGGAAATTCAGGAATTATCTTCCTACGAGAAAAAATCTTACGATTCTTTACAGTCAGAGCTAGGAAGTTTAGAACAAGCAGCAGCGGGGTCTCAACGACTTCTCACAAAGCTACGCAAATTAGGAGACCACTGCCCTACTTGTGAGCAATCTGTGGATGCTTCTTTTAAACAGAGCTTGATTGATACAGAAGAGGAGAAATTAAAGGAGGCAGAAGAACGAAATGCTGCTATTCGAGAAGAAATTGAACGAATTAAAGAACAAAATAGAAAGCACGAACGCGGGACAAAACTTCAAGGAGAATGGGAAAATCTTTACAGAAGCATTGACTCAAGCCTTCCCTCAAGCATCTTGGATAAAAACGAGCTTGAGGAACGCGCAAGACGAGTTCGTGATGAGCTGGAACGAGCAAAAAGCAAACTGGCAGAGGTCACAGCAGAGAATGAAAAAAGAGCGCGGAGAAACACCCGAATCGAAGTAATTCTTGAGCAGACTGAAGAGTTTCAGAAAAATCTTGAAGAAGCTACACAACTTCTAAAAGCTGAGCAAGAGATTGCATCAAATTTAGAAGTATTGAAAAAAGCTTTTAGTACGAATGGACTGATCGCATATAAAATTGAAAACTTAGTTGGAGAGCTTGAAGAGCTTACAAATGCTTATCTTGGAGAGCTTTCTGATGGCCGCTTTACGCTTGAATTTGTAGTATCTAATGACAAACTCAACGTACAAGTAACTGATAACGGAAATATTGTTGATATTCTTGCGCTTTCTTCAGGAGAGTTAGCAAGAGTAAATACTGCTACACTAATTGCAATTCGTAAGTTAATGAGTAGTATTTCAAAATCAAGAATTAATATACTCTTCCTAGATGAAGTAATTAATGTTCTTGATGAAGGCGGGCGTGAAAAGCTAGTAGAAGTTTTATTGGGAGAAGAAGAGCTAAACACTTATATCGTTTCCCACGGCTGGACACATCCATTGTTGAATAAAGTAGAAGTTGTTAAAGACGAAAACTTAAGCAGACTGGAGCACTAATGAGAGCAACAAACCGACTATCCGCACAGCGTAGAATATTCGAGTTACAGAAAGCAGTAAAACAAGAAATGAAAGAGGCTATTAGCCAAGCATCAGAAGATAATTCTGAGACGCCAAAAGAAGTATATGGTAGACAGCAGAGCAAAAGGAGCTAGAGGAGAGTATTTAGTACGAGACATGCTTCGTGAATCTACAGGCTATCAATTTGAGCGCGTTCCAAATTCGGGCGCGCTTGAATATCTCAAGGGAGACCTGTATGTTCCAAATGAAAGAAATCGTTTTTGTATTGAGGTAAAAAGCTACGCAGACTCTCCTTTTAATGATAGTTTATTTACAGCACCAAAAACAAATAACCTGATTCGATGGTGGAAAAAGATTGTATTACAAGCAGAAGGCGGAAACCAGGAGCCTTTGTTGTTTTTTAAATATAACCGGTCAAAAGTGTTTGTAGTAACACGAGAATTTCCAGAAAGTACGGATCAATACATTTTTATTAACTTTCTCAACTGCTATGTGCTAGTAGCCGAAGATTGGTTGGAAAGTGAGAAACCGGAGTTTTTAAATGGCGTTTAATTTTACTGATAAAATAGTAAATGAAACCTCAAACTCTACATTAATTGTTGATGCTTTAAACCTAGCGTTTCGCTGGAAGCATCAAGGTCGTACAGATTTTCGTTACGACTTTCAGCGTACTGTTGAAAGTCTAGCGAAGTCTTATGACTGCGAAAGGCTGATTATTGCAGCAGATTGGGGAAGTTCTTCCTATAGAAAAGAAATATGTCCTGACTATAAGCAGAACAGAAAAGATAAGTTTGCAGAGCAGACTGAAGAAGAAAAAATTGCTTTTGAAGAGTTCTTTGAAGAGTTTGAAGCCTCTCTCGAATTACTTGCAGAAGATTATTTAGTTCTTCGCTACAAAGGTGTAGAGGCTGACGATATTGCAGCTCATCTTGTAAAAGAAAAAGAGAAGTATGATTTAGAGTATATTTGGCTAATCTCAAGCGACCGAGACTGGGATTTGCTAATTCAGGAGAATGTAGGAAGATTTTCTTATGTTACTCGAAAAGAAGTAAGACTTGATAACTGGAGGGAGCACTATAATGTAAGCCCAGAAGAGTATATTTCTCTCAAGTGTCTTACAGGCGATAAAGGCGATAATGTACCGGGTATTCCAGGTATTGGCCCAAAACGAGCAGAGCAGCTTATAAAGGAATACGGTAGTGCAATGGATATTTATGATGTGCTACCCATTAGTAGTAAGTATAAGTACGTACAAGAGCTGAATGCAAATGCAGAGCAGCTTCTTTTAAACTACGAGCTTATGGATTTAATAGCATATTGCGATGAAGCAATAGGGGCCGAAAACTTGGCTGATATTGAAAGGAAGATGAATGGAAGTTAATATTGATCTAAGACGCGACAGATACCTATCAGAGTTCAGCATTAAAACTCTACGAGATCGTTATATGGTAGAGGGAGAGTCTTCTCCCCAACAAGCATTTGCACGCGCTGCAAAAGCCTTCGCAGATGACGAAGCACACGCACAGAGGCTATACGACTATGCTAGTAAACTATGGTTTATGTTCTCCACCCCAATTCTTTCTAATGGTGGCACAAGCAGAGGCCTTCCTATTAGCTGTTTTCTTAATTATGTGGACGATTCAAGAAAAGGGCTCACCGACCACTACACTGAAAATGCTTTTCTTAGCAGTGTCGGGGGTGGTATTGGCGGTTCTTGGAATGATGTGCGATCAGTAGGCAGTAAAACCTCAGCGGGGTCAGAGAGTACTGGAGTAATTCCCTTTTTGAAAGTAGTTGATGCAGAGATGTTAGCATTCTCGCAAGGCGTTACACGGAGAGGCAGTTATGCAGCATATTTGGACATATCTCATCCAGAAGTGGAAGAGTTTTTGGATATACGTAAGCCTACGGGTGGCGATATTAACCGCAAGTCTACTAACCTACACCACGGCATCGTTCTTTCTGACGAATTTATGGAGTTGATTGAGCGATGCACAGTTGAAGAAGGAGTAGATGACTCGTGGGATTTAGTAGACCCGCATAGTAAGAAAGTTACAAAAACTGTTTCAGCAAAAGCACTTTGGGTAAAACTTATTCAAAATCGTGTTGAAACTGGCGAACCTTATATTATGTTTGGCGATACTGTGCAAGCAGGGCTACCAGATTGCCAGAAAGATCTGGGACTAGTTGCACGACAGTCAAATCTCTGTAGTGAGATTACGCTACCGACAAACGAAGAACGTACAGCAGTATGCTGTTTATCAAGTGTAAACCTAGAAGAATATGACGAATGGTGTGAAAACCCTAACTTTATTCCTGATCTAGTAAGAATGCTTGATAACGTACTTACTTACTTTATACGAAATGCTCCGTCACAGCTTGAAAAAGCAAGATTTAGTGCAGAGCGAGAACGAAGTATCGGATTGGGGGCCATGGGATTTCATGCTTACTTACAGAGACACCTTATTCCTTTTGAGAGTGCGATTGCAAAAAGTCGTAATATGGCTATGTTTAAGCATATTAAATCTAGCGCAGTTAAAGCCTCAAAGCAACTCGCTGCAGAGCGGGGCGAAGCACCTGATGCAATCGGTACTGGAATGCGTAATTGCCATCTTTTGGCTATTGCTCCTAATGCTAGTAGCAGTATTATCTGTGGCAATACTTCCCCTAGTATTGAGCCATATCGAGCTAATGCGTATGCACAAAAAACTAAAAGTGGTACTAGCCTCCAGAAAAACGAGTACTTAGAAGCAATTCTTCAAGACTTGGAAATGGATACTGATGAAGTTTGGAGAAGTATTGTAACAAACGGAGGAAGTGTACAACACCTTGATTTCTTGGATGAGTACACAAAAGATGTATTTAAAACTGCAGTAGAGATTGATCAGCGTTGGGTAATTGATCTTGCCGCGGATCGACAAAAAGAAATTTGTCAGAGTCAGTCTCTGAACGTATTTTTTCCTGCGAACGTATCAAAGCAGGAATTGCATGCAGTACATATGATGGCGTGGAAAAAGAAAGTAAAAACTCTGTATTATTTACGTAGTGAAGCCTATAAAAGAGCTGAAAATGTATCTGATGCAGTATTAAGACAAATGGTCGTTGAAAGTACAGACGAAGGCGCGTGTTTAGCGTGTGAGGGCTAAAATGAGTAATTTATTAACAGAAAGAGAATACTACAAACCTTTTAACTACCCGTGGGCTTTTGAGCACTATAAAACTCAGCAGCACATGCATTGGCTTCCCGATGAAGTCAATCTTGCTGATGATTTACGCGATTATCGTGAAAAATTAAGCCCTGCAAACAAAAAGTTAATTAACTCTTTGTTTACGTTTTTTACCCAAGCAGACGTTGATGTCTGCTGTGGGTATGCGAAGCACTACCTACCAACATTTAAGCAGCCAGAAGTTCGCATGATGCTTTCTGCGTTTGCTGCAATGGAAGCAGTGCACCAAGAAGCTTATTCATTACTTCTTGAGACTTTAGGTTTCGGCGACGATGTTTACACAAAGTTTATGGAACATAAAGCAATGATGGATAAGCATGAGTATCTTTCGAATTTTGGAATGGATACTCCAATGAACATAGCAAAAACTATGGCGATTTACTCTGGATTTACTGAAGGAGTGCAGTTATTTAGTTCTTTTGCTATTTTATTAAACTTTCCAAGACATAATCTAATGAAAGGCATGGGGCAGATTGTTACCTGGAGTATTCGTGACGAAACCCTTCATGTTGAAGGAATGTCTCAACTTTTCCGTACTTTTATTAAAGAAAATCCAGAACTCTGGACAGACGAATTAAAGTATGAAATTTACTGTGCCGCAGAGCGTACAGTTGAACTTGAAGATGCCTTTATTGATCTATGTTTTGAAGGCGCTGAAATTCCAGATCTGAAGCCAGAAGAAGTAAAGGAGTATATTCGTTATATTGCTGACCGTCGACTGCTCGGTCTTGGAATGAAGAAAATCTTTAAATCTACCGAGAATCCACTACCTTGGCTAGATTACATGTTAAATGCAGTGGAACACACTAACTTTTTTGAGAACAGAGCCACAGAGTATGCACGCGCGAGCACTACTGGTAACTGGCAAGACATATTTAAATAAGGAACCTTATAATGGAAACAAAAGAAAAACAAGTAGTAACAATTGATGAAAAAGAATATGAAGTAGAGGCTCTTTCGGATACAGCAAGATATTGTCTAAATCAGCTTCAAGCAATTAGACAAGACGCTGTAGCTAAAAGAACAGAAATAGATAGACTAGAAATGGCTATTCGAGGATTCAATTTAGTACTGAGAGAAGAGTTAGATAAAATTGATAAAGGGGCTGAATAGCCCCTTTTTTATATTGTAACATTAATATCTGCTACTGATTCTATTGTTACTTCATTACCTATATAGCTAATATCCACACTCTCATCTGGTATTTCAATAGATACTGATATCTCTTCAGCAAGCACTGAGACTTCTGCAAATAGATCTATATAAGGTGCAATATCTACAGAAAGTATTGCATCCTCTATTTTTTCCACACTGACTTCAAATATAGAAGGCATCTCAAGCTCTACATCCTGATTAATGTAAAGTGTTTGAGTAACATTTTCTCCGCCTCTAAAACCTCTAGTTGCGTAGGCTAGTCGCTTTCTTAGTGTCATTGCCTGCTTACCTCTGTGGTAGAAGCGTCTGGTTGAGAAATTGATAATGTTATATCGCCTACTGATATACTAACATCCGTTATAGTCTGTGGATTATTGCTGTCTAGACCCAATATTCTCCATACTTCTAGAAGTTTTGATAACACTTCAGTATTTGTAGATTGCGTAGTACTATTTATATTAGTTACAGTATTATTAATCGAAGTTACATCTGTAGATACAAGGTTTAGTGAAGTTTGTAAGCTGTTTAAAAGAGCTTGATTTTCTACTGTATCTAATCCTACTCCTTCAATAGTTACCTGTAAATTATTCGTATAGCCTACAATACTAGTAATATTAGTAGATACTGTATCTACTTTATTATGTAAACTAGTAAGAGAAGATTCAACAGTATCAGTATTAGTATAGACTAAATCAACCATAGACTCTACATCAGTAAGAGTAGTTCCTATAGCTGTAATATTACTTGATACCAGAGATAGTTTACTGTCTAAATTACTCGTATTATTATCTATTGTCACTATATTAACCGAAGCAGTATCTACTTTATTATGTAAACTAGTAAGAGAAGATTCAACAGTATCAGTATTAGTATAGACTAAATCAACCATAGAACCGACATTACTAACATTAGTATCTATAGTATTAACTGTAAGTGCTACTGCATCTATCTTATTTTCTAAGACAGTAACATCTGTATCAGTATTTAATATTGTATCAACATTAGTATTAATTGTATTGACAGTAGTAGTTACATAGTCTAGTTTAGTTTCTAAGTTACTAGTATTACCATTTATATTTACTACATTTGTTGATATGGTATCTACTTTATTATGTAAACTAGTAAGAGAAGATTCAACAGTATCAGTATTAGTATAGACTAAATCAACCATAGAACCGACATTACTAACATTAGTATCTATAGTATTAACTGTAAGTGCTACTG